CGTAACAATGCCATCAGCCCCGCGGTACGCTGTGAGCCCCAACGGTGCCTCGCAGGGATCAAGCAACATGCGGGTATGGCTGAGCACTCGCGCATCTGGCGCTTGCATGCTCCTAGCCGGTTTGCCCCTTTGTGGGGGGTTGTTATTAGAGGGGGTCGTCCTCGTGGTCGACGAGCGCGTGGAGCGCCCCCTTGTACCACCTCTCTTCTTCTTCGCCATCTGGTCTTTTCCCGCTGCCCCAACCCCAGCGGGCCAAAGTCACCCTCGCTCTCTCCTCGTCCTCAAACAGGAAGTGCGGCGGAGTGAACTCGCTGCGCAAGTTATACACAAGCGCGGCGACCAGGATCTGCTCCTCCTCCTGATTGGCTGGCTTCTTTTGCAGCAAGTTACAGATCTGTTTCCACCAGTTCTTGTTATGCCAGGCGTACTCGCCAGATGGCAAGAAAGTGAACCCGGTGGAGCAAAGCTCAGCGCACATACCCCACGTCTCGTACTTGTTGCCTTTCAGAGGAAAGTGATTTGCGTACCAATCTTTGCCAAACAGTGTCTGCCCAAATGCTGGCTGTGTTGCCTCTTTCTCGACGCAGTCGTCGCCCATTGCCTGGGCGGCAGGTGAGCCCGACATATAAGCCAGCATCAACCGCATGTGCGTGTTTGAGCTGGACGTGTTGTAAGACCCGCTTTTCTGAACGCCGGGGATGGTTTGCGCAAACGCCCTGCCATCACTCAGCACAAGCACAGACATCGCCAAGGCGGAAACGCGCGAGTGCAAGATTTTGGCATAAGCGGAGTCTGCGGAGCAGCCTGCAAGGGCCACCCGCACTCTGGCATCATCATGAAGCAACCAAGCTGGCACTTGGTAATCAAAACCGCTGACGTCTGATGACACTGCCGGGAGCAGTGCCTCCAGCTTGCCGGCTAGGACGTCCAGGCCCTCATCGTGGAGGCCCAGTCCGGGATTTGCCGGAATGTCCTCGTACTGGCTGATTTCCGTCAAATTCTGTCCTGAACACAGCCATCTCTCCACGGCCTGGTCTATGCAGCTAACGCTGCAGATGAGCCGGAAGCGCCCCTCCTGCACCTTCTCCAATGTGTGGAGCTCGTTCTTAACGAAAACCCGCACAGGGTCGCACATGCCATAGTCAATGGCCTCAGTGGCCGAGACCTCGGCCGGTGCATGCTTGAGACTGCAAACCCTCTCCCAGGCCAACTGAATTAGCTGACTCATTGGAATCGTGTTTAGCAGTTCCTCGTTGGTCTTGAACATGGTGCAATAGGGCATGCCAGGGGAAGACTCAGGCTTTAAACTGCCGAAACAGGCCGTCATATCCCTGACAAACCGGGGAGGTGGTGTTGAGGTGGTGTAATCCCAGGAGTCCAAGAACTGTTTGCCTGGACCCGCAGGGAGTTCTTCTACGAGCCTTTCCATAGCCCCGAGCCTAGCTTCGAG